GAGAGGGAACATGGATAGCATCGATGCCAGTCCATTTACGTCTAGAAGTTCAACCTCTACCTTGCCATCCCTAGCTTTTTCCATTTCTGATACTCCTCGGTTAAATTTTTGAACCTCTCTCTAGCCTCTGAATTATTATTGAACTCAGACCTAGACTTGATACCTAGCCTGTTCCTCAGAACGCTGGCGACGGCATCTTCTCCACCAGACACGCCGAGAAACACTGCAAACTCCTCGTTCCTGCAAAGCATCCCTGCGCTGGCAATCATGGTTTTTATCTCCCTCTGTTGATCAGATACTTCTGGTTCATCCTGATCGTTTAGCCTGACCATCGCCACCATGTAGCGAGAGCCTACCCAATCTGTATGCAAGCTGGGTGGGCATTCATTTGGATGCAGCGACAGACGAAGAGTGATGCCATTCTTGTCTTGCGACATAGATATTTTGACAGCCTCAAAGTTTACCGCTGCGTCTCTAATCTCTTCCATTGAAAACCTCCTCACTATGAATGTGGTGGATGTCACCCAAAATCTTTTTGAATTTCAACATGGCTAACTGTTTATTGCGGATCATCTCCTCTGCCCTTTCAAATGCATGGACTTCATCATCACCTCTAACCGTGTAGGTTCTGGTGTATTCCTCAATCACCGTTACCTCGTAAGTGTAATTTGGCCTTTTCCTTTTCATTAAACTTACCCCAGTTATCCTTAGCCCACTCAATGGGATCGATTCCCTTTAGATCCCACCACGTTCTTTCATCACCAAAATGATGAAGTGTCATGTGACATGAGTGGCACAGAGGAACGCACCAGTTGTCTCCCACTTTCATTCCCATAGCATTAGGCTCTGAGAACATAACGTGATGCGCCTCTGCGCCATACCCACAGACCAAGCAAGGCGTACCTCGCAAGGACTGTAGATATTTCTTTGACCTGATCCTCTTAGAACGGAATGTCATCTTCAATGGTCACAGTCGAAGGCTTGCTTTGATACTGACCCTTCTCCTCGTGCTTTGACCCTCTTAAAGACAAGAACGTATCGCCTGTCTTCTTGGCCTGTTTCTTCCATCCAGCAAGAGATATCTTTGGCTTCTCGACACCCCTTTCCATCTGAGAAACAAGATCGTTAACGACCTCATCAGACAACTCAAGGTTGCCCGTGTAGTCAGGTGAGGTGGGCTTTGTCTTTTTCTTGTTGGCAAACAACACACCGGACGGTGGATAATCAGTCATTCCTTTTCTCCTTTTTTCTTCAGCATTTCACTACGAGCCGTAAAGTTACCTAGAACTTTTTGGTACAGCTTATCGTTGCCCTTCTTCAGTATCTCTAGGGCGTCTTTGTTCTTTCCCCAAAACTCCCGAAGAGTATCGACATCTGCACAGTCAGGTATGAATGTCTCAAAGACCTCGGCAATCAGGTCCATGCCCTCGACTGTTTTTTCTTTGCCGTCATGAGACTCAAGCGTCACCGTTACATTCGGGTCTACGCCCCCACCTTGGGGCAAATCTTCACCGGCATAGATGTAGTGGCCAAGTCCGTGCATGGCACAACATTTAGCCAAGCATCTCTGCAAGGCCGTATTGACTTGGAAACTGTCTGGGTTCTGAACGGCCTTGTTCTTGTAATCAAGAACAGGCATCAACTCAGTCTGCTCTTCATCACCAATACGAACAGTCACCATGACATACGAATAGCCGTGTTCATCTCTCGTGTATGGCAAGCCACGGTCAGGCCGGTCTGGATTATCCAGATAGGTCTCGGTGGTCCATATGTGCTTGATGAACTTGGCTTGTGGATAGTGATCTTTCACCTTCCCCCACGCCCATGCCCAACTTAGATAAGTTAGTCCATTCTTCTGTTCCGTATGTTCCGAAACATCGACCTTGGACAAGGTCTCCCAAATACTGCTCATTTTTGATCTCCTGTATACTGTGAGCAAAACGTGGCAACACCGCAGTAGTTGCCGTTACATCGGACATATTCACCTTCACGGTGTTCTATCTCCAAATTCTCTTTATCTCCGATAAAATCTTGCGCTGAGGCTTCATTGTCGAACACCCTCTGCGCCCTTTTGTTGCCCTTCTTCTTGACAGCCCATGCCTCGCCGCGCTTCCATCTGTCCTCATCGCTGCACAAAGGCAGTTCCGCACCCAAGTCGAAGGCAAGTTGGGCCTCTTGATGCAAGGCCACTCTGTCGACCACATAGCGGCCTCTCTTGGCCTTGGGCCACAGGGGTACGTCTATGGTGATCACAGGGGCTTGTGGGTAGTCTGGGCGGCGTCCAGCCTCCCTTCTGTTCCAGTCCCTAAGTATCGCCACGACCTGTAGCGATTTGACCGGCATTTTCTTGGCATGCTCTACAAGGTATGCGTAACAGTTTAGCTGATACTCCCACTCTACCTTTCCATGTATCACAGACCACACACTAGTGACCTTGTAGTCACTTATGCGTATGGCATCGCCATCGGTTCTCTGGTGGTCAATAGCCCCAGACAGAACCCAATCATTCACGGTTTCAAATAGCCGTTCTTCTATCGTGACATCATCATCAGACGATGCCGTCTCAAGAACGTGATGCACAGCAGTGCCGAAGAGTGGCCAGATCATATCACTGACATCAGATGTCATGTGATCACGATGCCGGTCACGCATAAGCCTTATGCGAGGACTGTCGATAACTGAAGTAACTGATATGTCAGCCTTGCCTTTGGAATATTTGTCATTCCGTGCAAAGTTGACAAAGGACTGAGGCAGCCCATAATCATTCGTAATTTTCATCTATACTCTCCCAAGTACAATGCCGTTCTAGTCTGTTTGTTTATATATGTCAATAGGTGTTTTTAAATGACTTCAAATTATTGTCAGTTCATTATTGAGGGGGAGCCAGCCTCAAAAGCTAACAGCAGAAAGATTGTTTCATTCGGCAGCAGACCGGCCCTCATCAAGAGCGACAAAGCCAGAGGATACGAGAAGACCTTTCACTCACAATGCCCAAAGCTAGACGAGATGATGGAAGGTGATCTGACTGTTTGCATGAGAATATTTTATGCCAGCCGAAGGCCCGACCTAGATGAAAGCCTGATATTGGATTTGATGCAGGGGTTCATCTACAAAAACGACAGACAGGTGAAACATAAAAATATTTTCTGGGGATTGGATAAAGAAAGACCAAGGTCAGTGATCAGAGTTTGCCCCATCGAAGATGGTTTAATGCCGGAGTATTTAGAGGCAAGTTAAAATCATATTATATTATAATATATAGCAAGTGATTATAACCGGTCTTCATTCACCTGTAGTAACGACTGGTACAACAAACACTGCTGTTGGGATTGTTGACATCATCTTCCTCTGGACATAGTCTTGGACCTGTTCTTGGAGGGACATGATATGAAAGCAGAAAATTCACTACAAAATGATGCGTCTAGATTAGGCACCGGCCAGCACAGGGTCAGGTGTCCATTTTGTTCGTCTGAACGGCGAAACAAAAAGGCGAAAGACATGGCGATTAACGTGGAACCTGATCAGGTTCTCTATAACTGCCACCACTGCGAGGAGTCTGGAAAAGTAAAAATAGAAACGAGAGAAGTACGAGCGAGGAGAACTTATATGCAACTGGTATCCAAAGAAAGTTACATGGAACTTTCAAATAAATCAGTGGCTTGGCTGAAAACTAGGGGCATATCGAAGAAGACAGCAGAGACACTAAATCTACAAACATCGAACACTTACATCCGTTCTGTCGAAAAAGAAACCGAGTGCGTTGTGTTCCCGTATACCAGCAAGGGAACGAATTACGCTTCTAAAATTCGTAGCATTTCTGAGAAGGGTTTTTCGTGCAGCGGCAGCCCACAATCTTTTTACAACATCGATAACGTGCAGCCTGATGGTGACATGATCATCTGTGAGGGCGAAATGGATGTGGCATCATTTGTCGAGGCTGGCTGGACCAGCGTCGTGTCTGTGCCTAACGGCGCAGTGATGAAGGTTGTAGACAACGATATTAATCCCGAGGAAGACAACAAGTTTCGATTTCTGTGGGACGCTAAGGACGAACTTGATCAGGCTGGCAAAATAATTATTGCAACAGACGCAGATGGTCCGGGCCAAGCCATGGCTGAAGAGATTGCTCGTCGCATAGGCAGGGACCGCTGTTGGAAAGTCGAATATCCAGAGGATTGCAAGGATGCCAACGATGTGCTGATGAAGCACGGCGCAAAGAAACTGAACGACATCACGGCGTTCTGTAAGCCTTGGCCTGTTGCGGGTCTTTACGATGCCGCTCACTTCTATCAGGAACTGGACGAGATATACGACAAGGGAATGGCGAGGGGTTTAGGCACTGGGTATCCGAACCTTGATGAACTCTACAGCGTTGTAGAAGGACAGCTTACAGTCGTCACTGGGCATCCATCATGCGGCAAGTCAGAACTGATTGACCAGTTGATGGTAAACCTAGCCGTCAGACATGATTGGAAGTTTGGGGTCTGTTCGTTTGAGAACGAACCACGATTGCATATAGCAAAGCTGATATCGAAGTATTTTGAGAAGCCGTTCTTTGAAGGGCTGACGCCACGCATGACAAAGGGGGAACTGGAAAAGGGCAAGCAATTTGTGCAAAACCATTTTTCTTTTGTGTATCAGGCTGATGGATCGATGGCGACAGTCGATGGGATAATCGAAAGGCTGAAGGTTGCGGTGATGCGTAACGGCATCAAGGGAGCGATCATAGACCCTTACAATTACATATCGAAGAACAGGGATATCCCAGAGACAGATTGGATATCAGACATGCTGACAAAGCTGCGGGTGTTTGCTCAGTCACATGGGATACATCTCTGGTTTGTGGCGCACCCAACAAAGATGATGCGTGATGCAGATGGGAATGTGCCACCACCAAAGGGATATGACATCTCTGGTTCTGCCGCATGGTTCTCAAAAGCCGATGTTGGTCTGACGGTACATAGACCGCAACCGGAAGGCACTGAGAGCGAAATTCATATATGGAAGTGTAGGTTTTCATGGGTGGGTCAGCAGGGCAAGACAAGCCTGTATTTCGATCCTGTAACCTCTACCTACAGCAAGGACAGGGATGATCCATTTGAGGATCTGACGCCGCCATCGTATGACACGCCATTTTGAAAAGAAGATGATAGTAGTTGTTGACAAGGGAAAAGTTATATATAACTTTTGATATTGCGATCATATCGTGATTTTTCCTCCCAAGTACAAACTGGGGTGGCCCCTTAAAAGGCCACCCCTTTTTATTTGGGCGAGGTGTGTATCGTGGTTGGGAATACTGAGGGGCCACGACACACTTTCACCGGCAGCCTCGCGCTACCGTTCAACCTCCCCTCAGCTTTTCGGTAAGTTCCAGTGCATACGAACAACAGAACCATTTGGGTATAGGTCTGCAACATCACCGTCTGTTGTGTTTCCAACGGTGTACTGCTCACTGTATTTGTCAAAGGTCATGTATGTCACCATGCGAGGCATTGCCCCAACCTCGTGACACTCTTTGATGTATGCCTCTTTGGCATCTTGAATGTTGAGATTGTCAGTCATCTTTGTCTCTCCGAACCATCTGAATGATACCAGTCATAAACACGCCCATACCGCTATAAAGGATGCCTATGCCGACCCAGAAGTTGTTGTCTGGGTTCTCGACATATCCTGCACCGGCAGTAGCTATCATCAGCCCTAAGAATACAACGAAGGACCAGAAGAACAGTTGCTTAATCGTCTCCATCATCATCTCCCTGAGATAAAACAAATTTGCGGAACTCTGCTGGGTCCAAGTCCCCATTGGCAAGTTCAGTGATCACGGTCACAAGGGTTGATGCCTTGAGGCCGTCAGCCAGATATTGATCCTGAACCTCGTCCTCGGTCACCAGAGGCACACCACTGCAACGCATATCAACCTCATGCTGGAACTCATCAAGAGTAAGCCAGTGATAGGGTGATGCGTTGATGATGAAGTCGTGCCGCTCTTGCCCATTACGATGGACATAGTGGGTTGCTTTGCGGATGCCCTCATTATCTTCATACTCGATGCAGGGCTTGTAGGTGAAGCCGAGATAGGCGAACTCTGGCGCGTTATGGTGATTGATCATAATTTCCCTCTCTTGTATCCAACCGTTCTCGCGGTCATAGATCGAATGGGTGCCGTCAGGTTTCCAAACGCCACCGTCCAATAGGTCTGCAAACATCAAAGCAAAATCCAGATGTTTGAATTGTCCAAGGATGAAGCCATCTTTCAGAACCTCAAACCTTGCCCCCTCCATTGATGTGCTAGGCATTGTCTCTCCTCTCGTAATTGCGGAAGTCGTTTGCACGATCCTCATCAATCATAACATAACCCTTGTCAGCCATCTCCTCTCGGATATGAATATCCAAATCAGACATAGACTTGCAGGTATCCACAGCATCGCGATATGCATCAGCGAAAGCCTCACAAATTTTGGCTTGTTCTTCAGTCATTCTCATTCTCCCAAAAGTTACATAGAACTTTTGAGGGCGACATAGCCGCCCCCAATCTTGTTTAGATGTCGAACTGATCAAGGACAAACTGCTTAATCCTTCGATTAAACAAGGCCCTGCAAGCTGTCAGATCAGTGTTGAAGGAATGCACGTTGTTCTGTGCGTACTTCTTTTGGGTCTCAGTATAATCCCATACAGGCATCCCTTTTGTACTGTTGCCAAGCACCATAAGCCAGCCGTCATCTCGGAAAGCTGATTTCTCATGAATACCAAAAGCCTTCACTTGAAAAACCCTTGTTTCCTCAGTAACGCCTCGAACATCCTCTGGCTTTGCAGACAGAATAAAGCGCAAACCTTGAGGAGAATTTACGATGGGTATACCACGCTCATACACAGTCTTAGACCATGCCTGAGACACCACCACATTATTGCGCTTCCAGTAATCACTGCCATCAGGCTCGACGCCAATCTCTGAATGCTTCTCGCTCTCACCCTTGATGTGAACGTCAAACCTTGAACGGGGAAATGCACTGTCAAGGGTGGTGCCAACAGCATTTCGGGTGATCCTGCTGTGCTTGGCCATGGGCATATAAGTATCAACACTTGAGCAAGGTTTGCGATCTTGGCGTATGGACACCATGGCATGATGAAGGTTGTTCAGATACTCCCAAAAGGCATCAGATGCATCTCGGTGGATATCTCTTAGGTTGCTGTCAAAGTCTTTGGCATTACCAGACATGCGATACTTAGAGCCGTTCTTAAGATGTTTAAGATAGGAATGGGGCGCATCCCATTCCTTTCTGGCTTTTTCGATCTGTTCTGCCGCGAAGGACAGGAACTTGTGCTGTTCTGGTGTATACATATCAGTCTCCCATTTTCAGAATGGCAACCTCACCCCAAGGGGCTTTGTCGGAGCCAATGTCGGTTGATACCCAAAGCACCGGATAGTCCGGCTTGTCGGGGAAGTCGATGATCTCAAGGTCAGTCAGGACAACCAAGTTGTCACAAGGCAACTGATGCTCATCGATGTAATCGAAGGCTGGCTTGATGCGTGTGCCACCCCTGCCAGCAAGCCCGACCTTTTCGATGACCTCACCCTGTTCGTACCGCTTGACGGTCTGAACCTTGGTGTCGAAGGTGATCACCGTGACAGATCGGGGCTTGTGATCCTCACTGATTGCATTGATCTCACCAAGGAAGTGAGACCATTCAGCATCAGTCACTGAGCGAGAACTGTCGCCAAGCACGATGATGTCACCGGCACCCATGTGATCAACACTAGGCATGTAGATGCCCTGATTGAACCATGCGTTCTTCTGAGGCCGACGCCATGTGTAGTCATCAGGCTGATCACCACCAATGAAGCGGTCAAGAACATCACGCCAGTCAACCTGTGAGCGGCGCATGACCTGTACAAGCTGATCGATAGATGCCGACAATTTGCCACAGGACTTGGCAGCATCAGCAGCCACGATGACCTTGATGTCTATGTCGGCCTCAACCTGTTGGGTCTCAGCCTCGGACATCTCGCTGCCGTCCTCACCCTGCATGGGCATGACCTCGCCCCATGCCGGACCATCTTCTGGCACATCATCTTCAGGCATCTCGGCGTAAATCTTCTCAGCCATCCATCCCTTGAACTTGTTCCACTCAGGCTTGCTGGTGCTGAACAGGCCTTGCTCAGGGATAGAGAAGCCGCTCTCGACAAGGATATCGTTGATGGCGATATCGGTGCAGATGTTCCACTTTTTGTGGATGCGCTTGCCCATGCGAAGCATATGCTTGAACACAACGTGCAGCACTTCATGCGCTATCACGCCCATGACATGGTCCTTGTCCAAGCTGTCAACAAAGTCACGGTTCCACAGAATGGACCGGCCATCTGTCGCCATAGTCGGCACCTTGTCAGTCTCGACAAAGTTGAGACCGGCAGCAACCGATCCGAAAAAAGGCTGATGGATAAGCAATGACGTTTTGGCCTGACCCATCTTTAGATTTGCATTAGTCATATCGTACTCCCAAAAGTTACATAGAACTTTTGAGGGACGGCGAACCGCCCCTCTCACACATTAGGCAAACAGATCACCGCCACCATTGATGATCCACTGCCGGAACGCATCACAGTTTTTGATCTCAGGGTCCCTTGAGTAGGCATCCTTGAGGCAAAAGCCGACAAACTCTTGCTGATCAAGCCGCTTGAGATAGCGCATGATCTTGTCTGCGTTGGACTTGTTGATGCGGTATGCCAAGGCGGATGCCAGCGCGTACAGTATCATGGCATCCTGCGGGACCTCGGCACTGTCAGGGTTGGCAATGATGCCGTCAACATCAGGCATGTCAGCTTGCATCTTGCGGAAGCCACTGAAATCAGCACCGGCAGGACGGCCAACCGTGCCAGCGATAGCCTCGGCCTCGGCCACAGGTGGCAGGTTCCATGACAGGATGGTGCTGACACGATCCCATGACCGGAAGTCTGGGTTGGCGTTGGCATCACGGTCATACTTGACGGCATGCTCAGGCCGTGCGCGAAGGTATGCCATGACATCAGGATGACCATCGTTGGCCGCCATGTAGGCAATGGCGTCCTCAATGTCAGGGTCAATCTCCAAGAACATCAGGCATGACTTGAGGTGAGACGGCATGTTGTTGGTGCCAGCCCGATCAGACATGCGGTTGCCAGCAGCGCAGATCACGACATTGTGCGGCAACTCGAACTCACCCATGCGCCATTCGTTTATAAGCTGACGCCCAACATTCATGTTGGCGACAGGTGCTTGCGGCAACTCATCCAAGAACAAGACAACCACTTCATAGCTGGCGGCCATCTCATGAAGACGGCGCAGCCAGTGAGGCATGATACGGTGAGCGTCACCGTCGATCAGGGCAATGATACCGGCCAACTCGGCGGCATCAAACTGTGCCAGCGAGAGGATGTAGCAGCCCCAGTCATGCTCGGCAGCGATCTGCCGAATGGTGGATGTTTTGCCAATGCCCGGACCTGACAACAGGTAAGGGATGGTGCGGTCTGCCTCGCGGCTCTCGCGGTTGGCAATCTGGCTGTCGAATGAAGCCTCGACAATGGCTTTAGCAAGTGAAAGTTTCATAACGAAACGTCTCCCAAAAGGTTGATTGATAAAGGTTGAAGGTTGAAAGGTTACATGGAACTTTATGTGATGATGAAGTCAGGATCATCAGTCTTGAAAATCCAACGCTGATCACGGCTGCCCTGATCTGTGGAACGCAGGGACATGACCATCCAAGCTGGTTGGCCTTTGCAAACGCCGGAGCCTGTCAGCAGCCAGCGTGTACCGTGTTGATGGCATTTGTTCTTGCCGTGCCGTGACTTGCCGGTCAGCGTCAAAAACTCAATTCCGATAAGTTTTGTCATGGTCATTCTCCCAAAAGAAAAGGGGCCGAAGCCCCTGTAATTACGCTGCGTCGATGGCATCGCATACCTTATCGACAGCCTCATTGTCGTCGTTTGCTTTGGCCTTTGCCTCGGCTGCCGCCTTGTCGGCATCAAGCCTCATTTTCTTGTAGGTGCGATATTCGTTGTCGAAAATTGCCCACTGCTCTGCATCATATTTGCTGGCGTTGAAGCCGCCGTCGGCGTTCTTCTTTCCAAACAAACGCTGGGCCATTGCTTCCATGTCACCAGCTTCCCTACCCTGCTTGACATGCGCTGCCAGCTTGGCCTCAGACGTGATGCCAGCGTCAGAGAATGCAGCCCTGACACCGTCAGGTGTAAGGTTGGTGGCGTTCTTTGCCCAGTCGAATGAAACAATGGCCTTGATGGTGTTTTCATACCGCTTCTTTTCAACCGCTTTTTCAAAGCCAGCTTCTGTCAAGCCGCCCTTGAAATTGTCGATGACGGTGTTGCCGCCGACCATCTTGCCCTTTTTGATCTCGACACCGTCCACCTTTTTGGTGGTGACGCGAACACCCACCGATATGGCGGCAGGGATAAGCTGGGCGTATTGATCGATCACCAGACCATTGATGACCTCAGTGTCGGCTTTCTTGTTGCCTTGAAGGGTGACAACCTGATCTTGAAGACCCTTGAGGTTGGAAATAATGGTGTTACCGGCGAATGGATCGACATAAGTGTTTTTTGTAGGCATATCAGGTCTCCCGAAAAGGTGTGTGTGTTTCGCCCATGCTTGGGCCAAGGCCGCACCGTGCGGCTCATCAGTACGCCAGCGTCAGGCGTAGACACAGGGGCCGTAGCCCCCAGCGATTAGATCGCGTGGTATTCGGTCAGGCGCAGGGTGCCTTGCTTGACCAGCTTGCCGCCTTCCAGCGTGTAATACGCATGGAACTTGCGGCCCTTGTAGATGGCATACATGACGTTTTCATAGCCGAACTTGGCGTCATGCTTAACGATGTATTCGCCCAGCGCCTTGAGCGTAGGCTTGAGCGGATAGAGCGTGACCTTGTCTGACCCAGCGGCCAGACCGTTTGCTGAATAGATGTTCTTCATGTTGGCAATCTCCTATTCGCCAGTTTGGAAGTAATAGCCGGATGCCTTCGACACGATGGCGTCTAGCATGTCCTGCCAGAAGTCTGACATTTCATCGTGGTCCGGCTTGTCCCAGAAGTCGGTGCTGACATACTTGCCATTGTGCTTTGCCAGCAGCGGATGTTCATCACCCAGTGTCGGGTGTTCGTAGAGTGATATTCCAGCGACAGTGAAAAGATAGGTTGGTTGAGTCATGCAATCTCCTGTTTCGCGGTATCTCATCAGGCATGGCTACCAGTGCCATGCGACAGGTTTTGTGTCCCTCTTAACGCTACTGCGCCAGTGTTGGGGGTCGTGCTAGGTGTCTTGCCAGTCTTACCGCTATCGCGCTGAGGCCACTCAGATGCTGGGACGTTTCACCTTCCGGAGGTCTGGGTCAGGGGGGCGTGAGCCACATGCCATTACCAGACAAGATCGGTTATACACCAATAGACGCATGTGTGAACCCCTTTATTGTCGTTTATGAACATTTATTTTCATTTATTTTCATATGTGGCCTGTAACCCAAGGTGGAAGCTAAAAATGCGATGAGTAAGTTTTTGGTAGTAAACCACCGGAAAACACCTAAAGGCCGTCAGTGAGCTTCTGAGGGCGATTAAGGGCATATTGGGGTTTAGGGGTATGGGTGAAGTTATCGATAACTTTTCAGACGGTGCCGGATAGTCTAGGGTGACCGACAGGCAAAACCGCGAAAGGCCCACCGCCAAGGTGCTGGCATGTTAATGGGGATAAGATAATGGGAAAGAATACAGGTAAGGGTAAGGGGCATCTAAGGGTGGTAGGCAAAGAGGATAGACTGACAGAAAAGCAAGAGGCCTTCTGTCAACTGGTGGCCAAAGGCAAGATGCTGGCAGAGGCCTACAGGGAAGCAGGCTATATGCCCAATGGATCAGACAAGACAAGGTGGGAAGCAGCCAGCCGTCTGATGTCAGGCAATAGCAAGGTCATAGCAAGGGTTCGGGCCATACAGGCTGATATAGAGCAAGATCGCCGCACGATAGAGCGCAGACGGGAAGAGTGGGTTTTGAAACGGCTGACACAGGAAGCGGATCAGGCAGAGACTGATGGGGCGAGGATCAGGGCTATTGAATTGGTTGGCCGGACCATCGGCATGTTCACTGACAGGAT